ATATTCATTGATAATCTTCTCAGATTTTTCTTCAGCGTTGTCCCACGCCATGTTTTTAACTTTACTCATAATATAACCTTTCGTTTTCTTGTTAATATACTTATAATATACACTAAAATGAAGCAAAAGTCAAGTAAAAAAGGCATAATAAAACCTTTATTTTTCAACAGTTTATGAAAAAAAGGTGTGCTATTCTGTCGCATGTCCATCAACAAACCACTTGGTATCTTCAAATCCTACTGGTCCTTTGACAGTATAATTCGCTACTATAGAATATCTACTTTTATTGTCTGTATTCACATCTACAGTATGGTCAGCAAATGCAGGGAATATCAACAGCATTCCTTTTTCAGGTGTTATTGTAAGTCTTTGTGTGTTAAATGAATTTTGTTTTTCAGGTCGTATATCCCATTGCCATTTATTACTGTAATCTATAAATGATATTGTGGATCCTCCTGATACAGGATAAAGTACAATTGAATACATACAGTTAGCATGGTTGTGTAAGTTACCTTTATAACCAGGTTTAAATCTAGTTATCCAGGAACTCATTAACTGAACCGTATTCTTATTATAGTTCATAACATTGTCGTTATACTCTTGTACCTTTTGAGTAATCACTTTTTCAAGTTCAGGAAACTGTGATAAGATTTTTAAATCTTTAGAGTATTCGCCAATATGACTATATTGATTCCAGCCTGCTTGTTTAAAGACTTTATCTTCTATATCTTCAACGTCTGGTATCTCGTCTATATTTAAAATCGCCAAAGGTCTCGCAAACAAGGAAAATATTTCCATGTCTTTTGACATTACTTATTAATTCTCATAAAATTGTCGTCCCAATTGAACGCTTCTTTTACTAAATTCTCCGTCAAACCTTTATAAACTTTATTTAATTCTTTGTCTTTAATATGTAAAAGTAACTTTGCTTCTTCTTCACTTAATGCTTCAAGTGTTTCTATAAACATGTTTTCTCTTTTCATTTGTTTTAGTTGTGGATTACCACCTTCTAAAAAGTGAAACAGTTTTTTTGTTTCCATTTTTAACCATATATGATTTTCAGTACCTAGTGGTGCTTCATTCTTTTTATATGGTGGGTTTTCTTCTGGTAACTTCCATACTAATTTCTTATCAAATGCTAACTTCATTAACATTCTTAATTCTTTAGTGTCGTACTTATTCAACACTTCTATTTTCTTGTTTTTATCTTTCGCATTATTAACCTTTGTTAATATTTCATGGAATGATAATTGATACATTGGTTCAGCCATTTTAAAACTCCTCTATTTTGCCAATCAATTCTTTCAAATCGTTATTAATTAAATAAGGTAATATCTTTTGTTTAGAGTTCACCTTAGTGTTTTTGTATGTATTATATATGTCTTCTTCCATATCGTCTGGAATATAGTCAAAGTCAATTAGTCTTTGGTTTCTTTGGTAGTTTCTATAGTGATATTCATTACAGAAAGTTTTAGGATCCTCACCTTTCATTAAGGTGTCAATCCAATATGATAATTTTTTCTTTTGTATAGGTTTTTGTTTAATCTTATTTACAAAGGTATCGTCTGGTGACAAGAAGTTAGGTATGCCATCAGAGGTATCACCTCTCATTATATGTTCAAAGATATACTCTTGTGGATTTTGTGTTTCTATCATCTTCTTTTGTATAGGTGCATATTGAGATATGCCTGGATACTTTTGAAGTTGTTGAAAGTCTTTGTCACCTGATATAATTAAAATCTTTTCGTCTGTAGCAATGTTTAATCCTGTCTTGTGTTTTTTACATAGTACAGCAATAATATCATCTGCTTCAACATTATCTAATTGTACAACTTTATAGTGGAAGTTGTCTCGTATTTCTTCTTTGATTATATGTAGTAAACCAAATACACTTTCCCAATCAGTTTTGGACTCGTCTCGTCCTTCTCTACGTTTTGCTTTATAGTGTGGAAATATATCTCTACGCCAAGGTGCCGGTCCGTCAACTGCAATGATAACATCACCTGGATAGTCTTGTTTAAATCTGTGTACTAATCCTCTAATAGAGTTTAGTATCATATGTCTTACAATTGGTATAGACAAGGTCATCTTGTCTTTACTCATTGCTAACTGTACAGCGATATTACTAATCGCTATCTGGCTGTAGTCTATCAGTATCATCTAAATTTTCTCCTTCAAATTCAATTTCGTCTTCATCATCTTTGTCACAAATTCTTTTGCCTTCATAATCAATTACTGAAAATGTCCTACCTGATTTATTGTCTTTCTGTTTATACATAAGACCATTTGTGATATCATGGAAAGGGTGGTCAAGGTTTAGTTCTCTATACAATAAACCTTTAAACGCCTCCATAAAAATACCTAAGTCTAAGAAAGTTTTGCTACTTAACTTTGGGTCAGGTTTACCTATACCTAAACCTTCTTGTTGTAACTGTGCTAACAGTCCAATTACAATTTCATCTGCAACTGCATTGGCATATTTCCTTGTTTGTTCATTTGCTATCTTCTCATCAACAGTTTGTTTCTGTTGTTTGGTCAGATTAGGTAAATGTTTTCCTTCAGGAAACGATAGAATTTTCGCTGTCATCTAGTATCACTCTCTTTGATTTTGTCCATCCTGGGTTGGTACACCAATCTTTATTCCTTGGTTTCACCTTGAAAATTGATTTTACCTTCATTTATTAAGTGTTCTCGCAAATCAGTATAACCACCAATCAGTTCGTCACCTTTCATAATTTGAGGCATAGACCGTACTTGTTTGCCTATCATTTCAAACATTTTATCTGGTGTGAACGTAGGCGACAGTTTATGTTCCTCAAAAGGTAAGTTTATACTATTGAGTAAGGACTTTGCCTTTGTACAATAGACACAATTATCTTTTGAAAATACTTTATACATTATTTACTCCGTTGCTATTTCTGTTAAACTATCTATAGCGTCATTCGCTTTAATATTAGCTTCTGCCATATTTATATCTTTTTTAGCTTCTGCTTTTATTAATTCAGCTAACTTGTTTAACTCACCTAACGGTAACTGTAAACCCATATAAACTCTATACTCATTGTCTCCAGTTATAGATACAGCAATCTGCCATTGTTCATAACCTTGTACTTTAGTTTGTTTAATTATGTTTACAATTGTGGACTCTGCTTTAGAGTTTATAATCTTAGAACCTTCTTGTCCTAATTCTTGTATAAACACATTAGCATTCTTATTCATTTCACCATGCATTACATCTGCTAAGTCAGCTTTCGCTACCATTGTTGCTTTGTCCATTGCAAGTTGTAAATCTGGACTTGTCGCCACACCTACACCATAAAGATAAAACTTGTCTTTCTTATTAAAGAGACCTTTCTTACCTTCTTTTTCTACAAACCATTTAGGTACTTCTTCTAACATACCAGACTTGGTCTGTCCCTCATGGTCAATTTTTACTGTCTTAGCACAACCTGTAACTAATAGACCTAGTAAAATCATTATTATTATTTTATTCATTTTCTTATCACCTCTCTTATATACTCTATTGAATTGTGGTATATATCAAACCCAATATCTGGATTGTGATATACTATTATACCACCTATTATCATACCAAAGATTAACTTCATTGTTTCTCCCACGTGCCTTCATTTGTTAAACATACCGTATCAGGTATTAAACCGCCTTCAACTTTTCTACAGTAGGCAGGCACATTATCCTGTCCGTAATAAAATTGAGCGAATAGTTGCCAGTAAGTAGGACCTATAACACCGTCTCTACATATCATTTTTCTACTGACTTCGTTCTCCATGTTTTCATCATAGATAACTTCTATAACACAATTACTCTTTGTGAATTTAGGTGTCTCGTCATTTGCTATTGCACCTGACCAGATTAATATTGCTAATATCAATACAATAAAAAACATTACATTAAAGTTTGGTTGTCTCATACAGTATCATCATTATAAATTGGTTTCTTCTCTTTTGGTTTTTCTTTATTCATTGAATACATCATACCAACAGGTACTAATAATATTGCAATTGAAATTAATATACCATAAAACATATTCATTTTATACTTTTCCTCATCTGTGTTTGATTGTTTACAAATACTCTAATCAATCTGGACACATCAATTGTTTCTTCTTTTAATGTGTGTGGATTAATAAAGATAACTCTACTGTCATTTACTTTCATACTATAATCACCATCTTCAACAATAGCACCATCTGTATTCTTTTTCCAATCGTGTGAACTATATTCTTTTGTCATTACATTACCCTCTCTATTATTCTCCATCTGCCATCAGGCATTTGACATGCCTTACCAAATTCTGTACTTCTATCTAAACTACCAGGTAAATTCATTGGCCAGCTATCTTGTATATTAACTGTAGATTGATAATCAACACATTTAGCACCTGACTTATGTACATAACTATTCACAATCTTAACATCACCTTGATTGCCTGTAGCACTATTGTGCCACATAAAAAAATTAGTTTTACCAATAGGCATATTGTTTAAGTGGTCAACAAATAAACTGGCGTGGACTGTTCTATCGTTCATACTTCCACAACCAGTTAACATTGTAAATATTATTGCGATACTAAAGTAACGCATCCAACTCCCTTTTAGTTAGAGGGTCGCCATGTCCTTCTGCATGTCCAACAGAGTCCATTGAAACTCTATCAGAAAGGATATCTTCGTCACCTTCATCTTCATCAACTTTCTTAATGACAGGAAAAGGTTTCGTGCCGTCATATCCTTGTGCAAGTCGCTCCCAATTCACATCATAGGGTAAATTTAACCCACCCATTTCTCTAAGAAATTTTGCTTTGTCTAAAGGATTATCGTAAGAGTTAAACTCTTTCAAAATACCTTGCATAGATAAATCATTCTCTTTAATCTTTTGTTGTATAGTTTTTGTAGTCATATTATAGTCTCCTCGTTGTTATTAATAATATATTGTTAACTCTATCATGCTTTAATAGAAAAGTAAATGTGACAGGATGTCGCACTACTTACCTATGTCTTTCACGTTAGATTTAGTAATTACTTGATAAGCACCTTTGTTGTAGGCAGGAGCGATAGTAAAATTTTTACTTTCTTCAAGTCGCCAGTTATTTACAGGTTTTGTACCACCTGAAAATTTTTTGTCAATCCAGTATTTTGCGTCTAGTCTTTTCGTACTGTCTTTTGAAATCTCGTCATATGTAACAGTTGTATATTTTGGGTTTTGTTTCATTACAATTCTACCTTTATCATTCACTTTTAGACCTAGTCTTTTTAAATACTTGATATGCTTTGCTAAAGCAACCATATATTCTTTAGTAGGTCTTCTTCTTTTTAAACGTCTTATTGCACCAGACGTATTGTGTGTATAAATTATTGCCATCTATTGTCTATATCCTATCATAAAAGAGTGCTTTTGTCAAGCCTTTATTTGTTCTCGTTTTGTTCTAGTCCTCTAGTCCTGTGATACCCATTACTTCAGTCATTTCTACAGGATCCTGTGGTGCCACTGCTTTCTCAAAATCGTCTACCTGTTTCTCCCACTTCCTCTGAATAGTATCAATTAATTTAAAGGTAGCATTATCTGTACCTACTCCTAAGGAGTTCTTAATATCCTTCAACTCATCAATAAATGTTAATTCTGCAATCATAATTGTTTCCTTTCGCTTTCGTTTATTCATACTTTTACCCAACCATCTGGCAAATCTACAGGATGGTCATTCAAATCAGTCCAATCGTAATCAGTTCTCCAATCATACTGTTTCTTTAAATCAACTGTCATCATTTTAGGATCCTTAATATCTTTCACTAAATCTTCCAGTTCAGCAATACCACTTTCTTCCATACCACTCTTAATATCTTTGATGGCATATTCTATTGTTTCTATAATATCTTCTTTTGTCTTAATTGTCATAACACTCCTTGTTCTTACTGTCACCTTGTAGTTTACATTTATATTCTTTATCTGCTTTTAGTCTCATATCAACTATAGCACCTTCTAATATGTAAGGTAAATGTTTCTGTACACTTATCAACATATCAATGGCATACATATGGGCAATTCTAGCAAGGTCGTCACTTAACACTTCACTATGGTCCATGTTATTGATATTTCTAAGTACATGACCAACAACTGTTTCAACATACTCTTTTGAAACTATTGGTTCATCTGCTTTCACTACGTTAAATATTGACCAAGACCAAATATAGACCCAAGCAACAAAAACGTAAAAAAATGTTTTTCTCATTAAGCATTCTCCTTCTTTAAGGTTAATATAGTCATTATAATGGATACAATCATTATTGCTGTCATAATAAAAAACATAGTCCAGTTTTCATTACCCATACAATGTCCTTTACAATCTTCTATAGCACCAACCGCCATGATGGCAGCAAGTATCGTAGTCATTGAAAAAAATGTGTTCATAATATATCTCTCTTTCTAGTTATTGTATTTCTACGTTTTCAAATTCAGTTGTATAGTCTTCTAAGTAATCAGACAGTTCAGAAAATTTACTACTTAAATCAAC